AGGTTTTTACAAACCGCTCCCTCATCGGTGCATGCTATGAAGACTGGTATTCGCTAAACGGTAGAGACCTCATCGACAAGATGAGACAAAAGAAGGCTGACGCAATTGACCTGTTTCACAACTTATTAAGAGAGGAAAATATGAAATTTGTAAGTTATAAAAAATTTGATCGCATGATAGACGATCTTACAATGAAAATATTGAAATCATATCAAAAAATAGATGCAGTAGTACCAGTTTTACGTAGCGGGATGATTCCTGCATTCAAAATAGCTCAGAAACTAAACGTACCTATAATGGTCGATGGTGTTTGTTATGGCGGAGAAAGAATAAGCAACCCTTCCATTGTAAAAAAGGTTCTTATAATTGATGATTCAATAAGCAGCGGAAGGGCTATGATTTCTGAGGCTAAAAAATATGAAAAATATGAAAAGCTTACAGCTGCTGTAATAGCTAGATCTAATTCTTCTAATTTGTTAGATTTCTATTCCAGCATTATAGACGGACCTAGGATGTTCGAGTGGAACATGTTCAATAACTTAAACACTTCTAAGGTAATGTTTGATATGGATGGTGTACTGTGCATAGATCCCAGGGTTTACGATGATGACGGTGAAAGTTATGAAAATGAAATAAGAATCCTTCCTCATTTATTTTTAACAAAGTATCCCATACACAGCATTTGCACCAACAGAATCGAGCGATGGCGCTCCATCACCGAAGAATGGCTCAGTAAAAATAAGGTTAAATATGGGAAACTAATAATGCAAAACTTCCCTACAGCTGTCGAAAGAAGATTACGATCCAACGCAGGTGTATATAAAGCAAAACACTATAGCTCGAGCGACGCCGTATTGTTCGTAGAAAGTAGCTTATGGCAAGCAGAAAAAATATTTGAATTGACGGGAAAGGATGTTTATTGCATAGAAAATAATAGATTATATTCAAAATTAGGAGTTTAACGATGTCGATTGTAAAAGTTGAAATAGGGCCGGGCTTTGGAAAGATCTCTAAAGAATGGGTAACAATTGGAGATTTTGAAAGAGAAGGTGTTGTTGATCATGTTGCATCATGGGGCGCCGACCCTCTCCCTCTGATGGACAAGTCCGTAGATATGTTATATGCTAGTCATTGTTTGGAGCATGTTCCTTGGTTTCAGGTAGACTATGCTCTATCTGAGGCATATAGGGTATTAAAAGATGGAGCAACTATAGAAATTCATGTGCCTGATTTGGGATACTTAGTTGAGTGCTATATGAACGGCAATTCTGGAGACGACTGGCTAAAATTCGATAATCAAGAACATAGCGTGAAATGGTTTGCGTCTAGACTTATTAGTTACGGTCCAACACTATCAAACTATCACAAGTCCTGTTTTGATCAAAAATACTTAACTTTTTGTTTAAAAAAAGCCGGATTCACAGAAGTTGTAAAAGTACAAAACTCACGTGCAAACAGGCTCCACGGGAAAATAAATCTCGGATTGCGAGCTACAAAGTGATTTCTATATTAGGAAACGGTTTCGTCGGCAACGCTCTATTTGAAGGGATGAAGGATCACTTCGACATAAAAGTGTTCGACATCGACCCATCAAAGAGCAAGGACTCATTTGAAGACTGCGTTACCAATGACGTACTATTTCTCTGTTTACCCACACCAGTCTTTGACGATGGTACGTTCAACTTGAACCCGTTGATGAATTGCATAGTCAATATCCCAACAGAAAAGACTCTCGTCATTAAATCCACGATTACGCCTAAGGCCGGCGAAGAACTAATACAAATATTCCCAGATCACTACTTTGTTTTTAATCCGGAGTTTCTGACGGAGCGTACTGCTGTGGAAGACTTCAAGAACCAAAAGAGGATCGTTCTCGGAAGCGAAAGGTCCGAGTCCAATGATTTGCTTGAGACTCTCTACAAAAAAGTCTTTCCAACTTGTCATTACATAAAGACGGACGCCAAGACTGCATGTTTTATAAAATATTTTTGCAACTGTTTCTTCGCCGCCAAAGTATCTCTAATGAATGAGTTTCATCAAGTCGCCATGGAAGCTGGAGTCAACTGGGATGACTCTCTAGACGGTCTAATGTCCTCAGGTTGGGTCAACCCCATGCACACAATGGTGCCCGGTCCTGACGGCCATCTAGGCTACGGAGGCAAGTGTTTTCCAAAGGACGTCCAAGCATTCAATGACTATTGCAGGTCTTTAGATTTAGACCCAAAAATCCAACAAGCAGCATGGGAAAAGAATCTCGAAATTAGAGAAGACAGAAACTGGGAGCGGATTTCTGGGGCTATTTCAAAAAAAAATAAAAAAAAGACTTGACTTACCCTCTAATCGGTGCTATAATAAGGGTAATATTAATAGGAGATTATTATGGATCACAAATTATCAAATCAAGCCGTTGGAGCAATCATGATGGCTCTTCAAAAGTCTTTGTTAGAACAGTCGGATATTACGCCGGTACTTCAAAGCTTCCAAATCCAAGTTGATGACGCAGGACAGTTGGTGGTAATGAACCCACCATCGTTTGAAGTCAAAGACTCCATCAAGGTCGACAAAGATGCCTAGATACACCTACAAGTGTCTAGAATGTACTGAGGTATTTGATGTTGTTCATGGAATGAACGATGAACACTTTACGTGCGGGTTTTGCAAGTCAAACAAGATACGTAAGGTGCCTCAAATGCCTCATGTGGCTCGCAAGCAAAGCACGAAGGGTGGTAAGGTAGGCGACGAAGTAAAACGCGCCATAGAGGAAAATAGAGCTGTTCTAAAGGAAGAGCGAAAAAAGAGAGTGGAGTTACCTGATGACTAGTATAATACTTGGAGCCTGTTTAGGTGTATCCGTATTGGTGAACGTAGTTCTGATTCGCCTTGCGAGTTGGCAATCAAAAGATCTTGCAATCGTTTCTGATAACATCGGAGATCTTGTGGAAATTGTCGAGAACTATCGGACTCACCTAAAGAAAGTCTATGAACTTGATGCTTTCTATGGAGACGAGACGTTGCAGGCCTTGATGACTCACACCAATGCAGTCAGAACACTATTAGAAGAGCAATATGGAGAAGTTATATCGATAACGGACCCAATTGAATATGAAACACAAGAGGAAGAAAATGCCGAGGAAGAGATCAGCGAAAAAGAAAAACATGTACTTTACGCAGGTACACGAAGACGCGATAGTTAAATACTGTTCGACAGACGATATGAAAACAAAAGAGAAGCTCTATGGCTCTCTAATTCAACCAGCCTTCTCGCAGATGGTTGATAAGATTGTTTTCACTTATCGTTTCACAACATTACCAGATATCGACGACCTTCGTGAAGAATGCAAAGGATGGCTCGTGACCATCTTAGCAAAGTTTGACCCAAACAAAGGTCATAAAGCATTCTCATATTTCTCAGTTGTTACAAAAAACTGGTTTATACACAAGGTCAAGAAAAACAAGAAGCGACTCGAAAGAGAAGTGTCTTATGATTCCGTCGATTACAACGTTGAAAGAGACCTTCTTGACAAAGGCGAATCATACCAAGACAAGACAATGCGCAAAGAGCTTATAGCGAACCTGAAGAGCGAAATGGAATCATGGAGACCAGACTTTCAAAAAGAATCTGAGAAGAAAGTCTATGATGCAGTAATGGTATTGTTTGACTCTGCAGAAGACATTGAGATATTCAATAAGAAAGCAATCTACTTGTACCTCCGAGAGCTCACAGGAATGAACACAAAGCAAATCGTCGTCCAACTTAATAAAATGAGGTCCCGTTATAAAAACTTTAGAAAAGATTGGGACAACGGCGAAATTTAAAGTAGAACTAATTATTACCATGAGCAGCAAAGATATTATAGATGAAGCAATCACCAACATCAGGGAAGATCGTGAAACAACTCGCGAACTCCTTGATGATGCGATGCGATATTTGGCCCAAGACATGTCGCGACATAGGGACATAGGCCAAACCCTTGCGAAGTACGTAGAGACGCTTCAGAGGTCAAATGAACAACTTGTAAAGATATGCGGGCTGTTATCAAAGAATGAGAAGACAGAAGAGTTGACCGATAAAGATTTTGCTCAAATATTTGACGAAATTCAAGATTCGGAAAACACTAAAGATGACAATTAAATCACAAAATCAATTATTAAGACCCGAAGATCGCCTAGCCCTCAGGATGGAGTCGGAGTTTAAAACTAGAAATCAACAACAATTTCCCGATCCATTTGATGCCTATGTGTTTATAGATCACATAACAGAAGAGGTCGTGAGGACTGCAAGGTCTAACGTTGCATCTTCAACGACCACTACCCAAAGCCCCACAACAGGAACGACGAACATTTTAAAATGTAGAGTGTTTGATCAAAATTTCTACCACGCTGGTTTGAACAATCCTCTAGACGCCAAAAGTAGAATTGAATACCAAACAGCAATCAACCAATGTCAAGAGGGATATATTAGGATTGATCATTCCGATGTACAAAATTTAACGAATGGGTCAATATGGAGCTGTACAATAAAAGATCAAACAATACAACTTTTATCCCTAGTTCAAGCATCTGCATTTTCATTCAACCCAAAACTCGGCAAAGTTACCGGAGGCCCGTCCGATGCCTTTAAATCTGGTATAAAAAACCTACTAGGCTTAAACCCTAGAATACCGGGATCAACGGTTGAGATTAAATTCAAGAACAATAGATCATCACTGATCAACCAGTCCAAAAGGTTTCCTTACAAAGATTTTTTACCGGTCCTGTCTGAAAAGTTAACGGGCTCAGGATATTCCCAAACGTCTATTACGGTTACAAGTATGTTCCGAGGCCCCACGGCCCAAGTCAATGCTATGATGTCCGGCAGAATTTCACAAGGCGACTCACAAAGCTATATAGAATTTAAAAAATGGACCACCATGTATCGAACCAATCAGGGCAGAGAAGTCCAAGCAATCATAGCAGAAAAAGATTGGTCAACAGATGTTGCTGGATTGAAGAGTAGGTTAATAACAAAATTAACAGAACAGTACAACGCCGGAATATACATATCGAACCACATGGAATCCGGAGCTATTGATCTAAGAACAAACGATCTCGAATGGTCTGATGTGCAATCCATACTGAGTTCCCTAAAAGATTTGAAAGCAGCAGGTCACATCAGGAAATACCAACTAGAGAATGCTAGAGAAAATGAAAATTCTAAACCACCATCACCAGAACATATACACTTCTCGCTAACTTCAAAGGGAGGACCTGGAGAATGACAAAAAGAATACATGTAAGAATGAAATCGGCGTATAATGCACTGGTTCATAAAAATAGAAAAGATCTCGAAGATCGAATGGCTATTAAAATGGAGAGACTTCCTCCTAGGAGCGGCCTATTTTTGACCGATGATGACGAAGAATTACCGTTGTTTGTGAAGGCTGCTGGTTGCGAAAAAGTCATTTCTCGAAAATCAGTACTCGGATATGACGCCGGTGCTCGGATTGTTTTAACAAAAGACAACTATGGCTCCAGATCGACCGGTCTAGGGGGAGCTGGTGGTACAAAATGCGAAGCCATTGATATCGTTGCTGGTCAACTTTCTGCATCTAAACTCATCCGAACCTCAGATACAAAATCTAGAGCAAATTTTGCTGAAGATGGAGCAAGAATATATTTGACTGAGCGAGGAAATATAAATCACTATTTCGGAACAGAAAATACGGACCCACTAACTGCTATATCAGATAATTTAAAATCAGGAATTGGAATTAAATCTGATCACACATTGGTCATAGGTAGAGAGAGGGTCAGGATCCTTGCGGGCCTAGGCAAGTTTCAAGGCGGAGAGCGACTAGTCACTGGATCGAAGCAAGTCAATGCAAAAATTGAAATTGGATCAATCACTGAAGATGAATATCAACCTGCTGTTCGCGGCGCAAACTTGGTCAAATACCTTTATGAAGTCAATGATTATGTAAACACACTTGCCGCGAAAGTAGACAAGCTTGAAACGGATGTAGCATTATATAAGGTAGCCCTAGCAGGACATGTTCATATTGTAGCAGGAGCGGGCCCATCTACACCTTCAGCGTCTGCAGCTACAAAAGGGAACGCTGGAATTAAGAATTTGTTCGATCAGAAACTTGACTCTCTCATCGAAGAACTTCACAAGGCAAAAACAACAAGGCAGTACTTGGGCACAAAATCTGGATCACTAAAAGGAACTCCAGAGGACAACATTCTGAGTAATACAGTTTTTATAGGAAAGTAAAATGTCTAATAATTTTGAACAATTTCAATCAAAGGTCTGCGATGGTGCACCGGATGACCTATCTCTTAAGAAGTTTTGCCCTGCATGCACCCCCAACAAATCATTCATAGCTCCCGATTGGAGACAGATGCTTGAAGAGACATATCTGGATGAGTCTGACTGTGAGTATAAAATTTGCGTAACATTAAACAATGAAGGGCAATATTTTGAGGGAACCGACTTCCAAAATGCCGTAGGGTCTTCAAAGTATCCAACTCGAGAACACTTGTTCAGATCTTTTGTGCAACCTGCTATTCGATTGATGTTGCAGGACACCGATAAACTAATAGCTCAGCAAATTATCTGTGCATCTCATGATGGACCAGCCGTTGCTGGTAGGACACCGAACGAACTGTTGCAAAAATATGATAACTTTGATGGGATCTTTATGGACTTAAGAGATGACCCTATCGCGAAGCCAAAAGATTGTCCTGATCTTTTGACAAAATCAGGGCCATTGGAATTTAACCCTGAAGAACCTATCTCATTTACGCAGTTTGTTCTTCAAAGTATATCTAATGAAATTAAGAACCCTTTTGCTCTAGAACTTTACGCTAGAGTGATTGATTTCGATATCGAACCTATGCAAGGTTTATTGAAGGTTTTGGTAGCCATACCAGCGTTCATTTTAGATTCTGTACCAGACAATCCAACTGGCCAGGAAATACAACAGTCAGCAGAGGCTACGAAAAATGAAGTAGAAATAGACATCAGACAATTCTTTGGTCAAATTATTAGATTAAAGTCCGCTCTCAAAGCGTACTCTACGTACCAATCACATTTCTACCAGACTCAAGATGGCTTCTTGAAATTTAAAGAAAGCGGTAGTGACTATTATGCATCATCTTTCTCTAGTAAAATATCGACCTTTTACGAAGATTTGAAGGCAGAAGCAAATAGCGAAATGAAGCCCAAAAAGAAGAGGTGGAATATTCGATCTAACACTCCATCGGTGATAGTAAAGAATGCAGACAAACTTCGCATAACTTTTATGACTGGTGAGAACGGAAATCCATATAAGATCAAGCGAATTGAAGCAAAAATTGATGGTTGTGATTATCAAAGAATATGCGGCCGAAATAGCAAGTTTGCAAAAAAATATAGCAATAAGCCAACGGTTATGAATTACATCGCAAAGATAAAAGAAATTGACACTGCACTCAAAGCTAGGCAGTCTTACCCTTGGCTTGATTTCTTAGTTAAGTTTACTTTCCCGCTTTTGGTGGTTGACTATGGAGTTCTTAATGAAGAGTCCGTAACTGATACTCTTGGAGAGTGTGTAGCCAACAACATTGAAGAGTTCGGAGGAGAACTAAGAGATTACGTTTTAAACGAAGCACTGTCTTTGGTGCAAGCCATTGCGTACGAGTTTAACTCCAAAGAGTCGTGCAAAGACTTGTTGGCTGAATCAGAGATTGAAAAGAAATATTTTAAACAAGAAACATTTACTCCAGGTCTTGATGCGAGAAAATCAGCAAATAACGATCCTGTCGAAACTGTAATAAACATTATAATTAAAAAAGAATCGGAACTAGAATCTTTATTACAGAACCAACAATTAATGGAATCGGAACTAGCTGAATTTGAAGCCCAAAGAGAAATGTTCAATGAATTCATATCATCTGGCGCTTCAGACAACAAAACACTAAGAAAATATAAAAACCAGCGGGATGAAGCAGCCCGTAATTCTCAGAGACTTCAGAAAAAACTAGACAAACTGCCTTCAGAAATAGAATCTTTAAGAGACGCCCTTGTTGGTCTAGAAAATGAACTAGATGCAGAATCTCCATCGAAAAAAACGAAAAAACAAAACAAGAGAAACTTAGCCAAACAAGCCCGTAAAGCTAATCGAGAATTGGGAAATCCATACTTTAAAGAAGCAAAGAAGCTAGCCCTTGAAGAACTAAAGTATCAAGATGGCATACTAGCGCAACTCGTAGATATAGAAACTTTCATGACCACGGGAGAAATTACTTCGCCGAAAGCAAATCAAACAGCCAAATCAGCACCGGAAGATTTGTTAAAAAGGTTAACACTTTGTAATGTAAAAGCTTTGACGATCAATGCTATCCAGTGTTTGTTCTCAGGAGTAACACAGGAGGCGGCCTTCAAAAAGATTGTCCAAGCAGCACTAGAGGCAATGGATATCGATGTGATGGGTTTCTTCGTCCAAGGGCTACCACCAGCAAAACAAGCAGAGCTCCGAGAAATGGCAAGCCAAAAGTGGGCAGATATGCCGATGCCTTGGGAAGCTGGTTTTTCTGGTGGATCATCTCAAGATTCAAACCCCTATTTGAAACATCTATCAGCTGGAGGGATAAATAGCAACATTGGACCACTAAAAACAAGACTGAAAGAAGACTTAGCAAAAATAGAATTAGATATTGCCGATAGACAATTCGAATCAACAGCATTTGAAGATGCCGTTAGCGCACCTACTTCTGAGGCACTATCTTCATCGGAAATTCAATCTCTAGATGAACAAAGATCTCAAATAAATCTCGAGATAAAACAGCTAGAAGTAGCGCGTAACGACATCCAAAATCAACTCAAAGAATTCCAAGAAGAAGATTTTTCAAAATTGCCTCCGGAGAGACAAGAAGAGTTGATTGCTGCTCAAACAAATGCACAAGGTACTTTGGGCACCGCTCTCGGAGACATACAGTCTGCACTGGTGGACATGTACATTGAAAACATGATGGATGTTCTTGGAGTAGATGAGCTGATGTCTCACCTAGATAGATTTCCCGGCGGACAATTGGTTCAAAGATACCTCAATCAAGTTACATGCTCATTTCAGGGTCTCCACAATCCTCCGATCAAATCTTTTCTCTCAACGCTATCTTTTGACCCATGTAGCGACGGAAACACTGCCTTAGGTTTCCCAAGTGCAATGAGAAAATTTAACATCAGAGATCTCAAACCTTGGAGAAAAGACTTCTTAACAATAATAAGAAATAAATTTATTGACAAACTCGAGACTGTACTGACTAAGATATTGACCCAGATGATCTTAAAACTAATTCAGACAGTCGATGACGCTCTCTGTAAGAGTATTAACGCCGCAGGTCAACTCTCGGCAGCTCTATTGACTGGTGACCACAATGGTCTTGATGAAGCGGTAAAAGACGCATTTTGCCCGAATGCGGATGCAGACCTCGATAAGATCAAAGAAAATTTATTTAACAATGCTTTAGGGAAAGGCGGCTCCGGATTACAAGCCCCAGATACTTCTGCTTATGACTGCTTGTTTCAAACTTTAAATGCCGCCATGTCCAAGCAAGAGATTATTGGATTACTGACGAACACACCGTCCAATATGGATGGAGTTGTTGTGACGAAGGTATCCCAATTGGTAAACTCAAGATGTCCTGCCTTATCTCCAGTACTTGGAGACCCAGCAGATATCCGAGATTGCTTTGGCTCAATGCAAAAATTCATACCACCAGAACTACGAGCATTTTTAAAAGAACAAGCTTCTCAGGTACCCGAGAGTCCAGTATTCGATGCGATCTGTCTGACTCAAGAGGAGTTGAACAAGTGGAACAGTGATAGAAAAGCAATCTATCTTAGCAGTGGTCTAGATGAAGATATCGCTCAAGAGCTCATAGACAAAGCCAACGATCGTGCACTAGATGACCTAGGTACTGTATCTAATATGCTTCAAAAAGGCCCTGAAGGGCTACTAGCGGAAGCGCTGGATGACCTTTTGAACCAAGGAGAGCCTGACTGCGAAACGAATCCATCTGCTATTATTTTGGAAGACGAAGATCTCGCCGCTGAAAAACTTGATATGCTAAATGACTTTTTCAAAACAATCGAGAAGAAGTTTATGTCGGACCTTATCGAAGGTAGGAACTCAATCCTCAACAATATTCTTGTGGACACTTACGGATTCCGACTCAACAAGCACGAAAGAAGAGCAGGGCAACCATTCATCCGACCAAACTATGTTGACAACGAAGAGATGCTCGAAAGACGAAAAGATAATTTTCCTTTCCAAGTCGACGTCCCTGTCTTAGGTGGATTTCCTTATGATCTAGATAAGATGACCGGAGAATTCCCTGAAACTGTTGGAGGTAGAATGCTTCAAAAAATGAAGAATATGAACCTCCAATACGACTCGAAGGCTAAGAATACCATTGTTATGAATTTCAAAGACTCTGAAGAGGAGACTGATTACGAAAGCAAGCTTGTCTATCGTGTTCTCCCTAGACCCAACCCAACTCATCTCGTAAAGGTTGGCGAAACTTTCCACAGAAGAATATCTAGGAAAGAAAAGAAAAAACTTGGACTTGAAGGATCTAGATTCGGCGGCATTGTGAGCCCTAACTCAAGTCGATTTAGAGTAAAGGATTTTTCTGTTCAAGATATGACGAACGAAATCGATTACAGTATTTTCGAAGAATACTTTAACGTTGAGACTATTCTGTTCCGAAACTTTTTGATGAAAAAGGCTAACAATAATATAGGCAACTCAATGTTGGGCAAACTAGAAAAAGTTACTGACTCTTGGAACTTGGAGACATTGAACTTTGTTAAGAAAACTATCACTCAAAAAACAAACGGAGATACTCCGCTCGGCTTTAGTTTTGGAGCGGACGATGGGCAAAAGGTAACTTTCAAGGACATGTTATACGTCAACCCCGAAGCAGACCCAGACCGCATGCTAACTTGGGTATACACCAAGCTTCCAGCAGAAAAGATTCTTGGAAAATCAGCCACTGAACATCCGAGAGTACACTTTCTTGATCCAGCTATCCACGGAGGCTCATACCTGTTTCCCAAGATATATATCGAACCAGCAAGCTATGGCGGTTGGTTAGGTATGGTAAAAGCTTTCTTACCTGAGATGGAAGTTTGCGATGATGTTGATAATGGTTTTTTACAAATTAACGACATCGCAAGAAGAGCAAAAAAGATCGAAGGATCCTTACCTATCGACAAGAGATTATCTCAAGAACCAGAGTGCAGGTTCGAAGTACCATACGATAGGCAGTTAACACCTGCGAATCACGGTATCCTCGAGGGATTAATAATCTCTGCTCTTAGAACTTACGGTACAGAGTTTATACTTCGAACATTACCAATTCTAGGGTCTATTCGACTATCTTCCGACAACTATGACGACTCACTGTTCATGATGATGGCTGAAAAAATCGAGCAAGAATTTATTGCCGAAGGAAGCAGTATAGATTTCAATTTTGTTAAATCGTACACCTACTACCTTTTGTTTATCGAACAATGCGTTCAAGTTGCCCAGCGTCAAATCAAAGAAGGACTTCTAGACGAGACACCAGAAATGACGAATGCACTCGAAGCACTCAACAAAGTTCAAATGAACTTTGAGAGAAGCGATGATACTGCTGTAGCTATTAGGCAGACAATCAAAGGCGCTGCGATAATAGGACATAACGATGAATGGGAGGAGAAATTCAAATCAATATCACCGGATAAATATAGAAGAAAGTTGGCGATCATGCGCCTAGACAAAAGAAGAATGGCTCGAAAGGTGGCGGCTATACACGACTCTAGACGGCATGCTCAAGTTTTCTTAGCGGCCCTATTGAAAAGAGAGATGTCTAGCCTATCTGATAGGATCTCTTTGAATATGAGACCCCTTCCTCACGCGTGGGACATAAAAAAGTTAGCCTTGTCCAAGAATGGAGTGGTCAATTTTTCGGAAACGAAATCTGGGTTATCCACCGTGGAAGTTCAAGTTGTCGAAGGATCAGGCAAACCAGAGTATGGAAAGATAATGAATTGTCCAGATAGCCAGTTAGTTAGTTCATCTACTAGTAACATGGAGTCTCTAGGGAACCTTCCAGAAAGAGGCATCATGTTTATAGAGAAATACTTGAGGGTCATTTCAAAAGATGATACCGAACAAGTCATGACCATTTCTGAGTTCAAAGAAATGATATCGAACACAGAGCAATATGATCCAAACCTAAAGATCTCAGACTATTTTGGCAATGCTGTTGTTTTGAATAATAAATTTTTTGGTAGCATCGGAGTCAAGTTTGGAGTTAGGCTAATCTATGTTCCTCACTCCTCTTTGAATCTCATTCCAAACTTAGATGAACTAAAGGAGCGCGTTGGAAAAATTCGAGGCTTTTATCACATTCCAATGGCTAGCTACGAACATGATCTATTGGACAAGGCGATTAAAGATATTGATCTTGATGACGAAGATCTTGGCGAAGACACTAAGTGTTATATTGACAAGTTGTCTGAATCTAAAGATTTTAAGTTCTTGTTCGAAACAATTATCAAGACCACGACCTTCACTTCTTTGTTCGGAATATACTCATATTACAATTTCTTTGAATGTATAGGCTTAGGCCCAGATGAAGTCGAAGAAGATCGCCGAGATAAGATTAAAAACCAATGGAAGAGAACCATCTTCAATGATGTTAAGGTCACGATAAAGAAGCAGTTTAGATCCACATACCAATCAGATGACGATGATTATGAAAGCAGCAAGCAAGAAAAGAGAAAATTTGATGCTAAATGGTTGTCTAATTTATTACCAGACTCTTACTTAGGTCTAGACGGAAGCGTACGATGGTGGCAATCAGCTAGAATTGTTGATATCAATCCATTCAACAAAGACGGAAATGAGTGCCTAAATGATTTCCAAAAACTTTTTAAGGATTAGATTATGTCAATTTCAATTATTTTTCCATTAGAGATAGGGCCCGGACCGGGGTTCGGAATCGGCTCTGGTCGGGTCACTGGAACTTCATTCGGAGTGTCCTCGTATTCAGACCTAAATCCAGTCGAAGCAATAAAGCAAAATTTAAAGATGTTGTTATTGACCCGACCTGGTGAATATGTAATGGATGCTAACTACGGTATAGGACTACCAGATTATCTATTCTTGCAAGAACAAGAAGTTAATACTGGAAGTTTAGATTCGTTAATTAGATCTCAATCGGCAACATATATGCCTTACATGACTATTTCAGATATGAAAGTCGATATAGATTCAACAAGACCAGTGTTGAATATACGCATTGAATTCTTCTACAACAATCTAACGATACCAGAGGTTTTTGAACTGGAAGTTCTTTAGGTCAAACTATTTAGTCTTCGTAGAGGGCCCAATAAATGTCAAAACAAAAGAAAACACCTATAAAATACACCAGTAGAGACTTTGATTCTATCAAGTCTGATATCGTTGAGCACGCGAAAAGATTCTATCCAGAACAATGGAAGGATTTTACAAAAGGAACGATCAATTCGCTTCTGGTTGACTCAGTCGCCTATGTCGGAGATGTCTTATCGTATTACTTGGACTATCAAGCCAACGAATCATTCATGGATTCGGCTATAGAGTTCAACAATATTCGAAAACACGCAAGATCATTGGGCTTTAAATTCGCAGGATCCGCAAACTCATACGGGTTTATTTCAATCTTTATTCTCGTACCCTCTAATATTGATGGTACAGCTCCAGATTTCAACTACATGCCTGTGATGCAAAAAGGTTCTTCCTTTTCGGCTTCCTCTGGTGCTGTATTTACTCTGACCGAAGATGTTTCATTTGATAACCCATTAAATGATATTGTGGCTGCTAAATTTGATGCGTCAACTGGTCAAACAACACACTTCGCAGTAAAAACTGTCGGACAGGTCGTTTCTGGTACATTCTCAAGAATAACCGTAGACCTTAGAAGCTCAACGTTCGAAAAGTTTAAAAAGATTAGAATCGGTGACTCGACATATAGTGAAGTTATATCGGTTAAAGATTCTGATGGGAACACATATTACGAAGTTGATAATTTATCACAAGAAGTTGTATTCAGAGAAACTACAAATCGAGCAGCAGCTTCGGAAGGAGTGAGAAGTATTCTCAAGCCATTTGTGGCTACTAGAAGATTCGTAGTCGAACAAGACGACACCGGAACATACTTGCAGTTTGGATTCGGATCAGAAACTTCCGAAGCTGAAGAGATAGCTGATCCGTCGAAGGTATTTCTCGAGATGCATGGGAAGAACTATATATCTTCTCAAACGTTTGATCCATCCAAACTCATTGGTACCACTAAGCTGGGTATTTCACCTTCTGGTACGACACTGACGGTCATAGCCAAAGCAAACACAACAGATCTATCTAGCGCCGCATCCGGTGATGTGAATTCTATCATTAACGCAAGAATGAAGTTCCCTTCAGAAATAACTCTCGTATCTAGCAAGAAAAGCAGTGTCGTCTCATCTATAGAAATATCGAATGAAGAGCCAATCGTTGGCTCAGCCGAAAGAATGACGAACGAAGAGTTAAAACAAAGAGCGGTTGGACACTACGCATCTCAAGGTAGGGCAGTCACTCGTCAAGACTACGAATCTCTAGTGTATAATATGCCTAACAAATTTGGGATTATTAAACGCGTCAGCGTGATAAATGATCCCTCGGCAACAAACAGAAGAATGGCCATGTATATCGTATCAGAGGATTCCGATGGTAAGCTGATAAATGCGAATTCTAGAATAAAACAAAATATTAAAAACTGGCTGACGCAATATAAATCTCTCAATGATGTCCTCGATATATACGATGCGAAGATTGTAAACTTCGGAGTCGACTTTAAGGTCTCCGTTGACCCTCGATTTTCTAATGAAAACATTTTATCGCGATGCAATGCCGCAATCCGCAACTATTTCTCGAACCAATCTTACATTGGAGAGCCGGTCTACATCACAAGACTCTATGCTGTCTTGTCAAAGGTCGAGGGTGTATCGGATGTGAAGAAAGTTAATGTGTACCAAAAAACTAGCTCCAATTACTCTATGGTTCGTATGAACTTTAAAGAAGCCATGTCCCAAGATGGTACATTTATCAAGACGCCAAAGAATGTAATTATGGAACTCAAACTTCCAGCCACTGATATCAAAGGAGTATTGGTCAGATGATTAAACGTTACTACGCAACGAAGGACAATACGATAACCAACGCCTTCCGTGAGAATCTATCAGAAGATGGCCAAGATGCCAACATGGGAGCCTCGGATATCCTCGAAGCTTTTTCTATCTACGGTCAGGTTGAAAGTTCTTTGGGAGTCCTCTCTGCTGAAGAAGCACGGATCCTCATTGAATTTGATATCACGGAGATCACGGCAGACATTACAGCAGGCGAGCTTGATGCAGCCGCAAAATATTACCTAAAGCTCTTCAACGCTCCACACGGTCGCACATTGCCTTTGGACTTTCAACTTGAAGTTGTTCCTCTAGAGGAAGCGTGGGAAGAGGGTACGGGAATGGATATGGAAGACTACAGAGATCTCACATATGGTAAAGGCTCTAGCTGGAAACAAAAAGGCGCTGGTGTCGCATGGACTACTCTCGGTGGGCATTTCCCGTCGGGCACTCCCGTTACCGCTACTTTTGCTGAAGGAGGCGAGGACCTATCTGTCGAGATCACTTCATTTGTCAATGCTTGGAGAGCTACTCCCGCATCTAACTACGGACTTATCGTAAAGCTCCCAGCCTCAGCCACAGCCGAAACTCGCTCTTATTACACAAAGATGTTCTTTGCTCGAGGAACAAGCAACTTCTTCAAGAAGCCTGTTATCGAAGCACGTTGGGACTCCCAGACAACAGACCATCGGAAGACTCTACTCTCAGGAAAATCAAACAACATCTATCTTTACAACGAGTTGAGGGGAGCACTAACGAATCTAGCTGGACCAGTAACAGTTTCTCTACATGAAACCCTAGGCACACCAGCAATCGCTACTGCTACAGATGTTGCGACAACTAATCCCGAAACAGGCGTTTACAAGGCCGTGGTGACCCCTACAACGTCTGCTAGCACTCTCTACGACGTTTGGTCCGACAACGGTACGGAAGTCGTTACAGGGTCCATTACGGTCACCACACAAGTACCTACTGGAACTTCACCTATTTACGATCTTGTTGTTTCTGTATTGAACAACCAAGACTCTCACTATACGGGTCAAACCTCTCGCTTCTATTTTTACATCCGAGAGAAAGACTGGTCTCCAAACATATTCACAGTCGCAGCATCGAGACCAGACTCTAAAGTGTACGACAACCTATTGTACAAAATCTGCAGAGTCGCAACGGACGAGATCATATTTGATTACGACAAGACGACCGACAAAACAACCACGCTATCCTATGACGCAAACGGGAACTATTTTGATCTTGATATTAGCATGCTAGAGCCTAATTATGATTACGAAATCAAGTTAGCTCTATTTAATGTAATGACCAAGAGTTATCAAGAGCTCCCTTTTAAGCATAGATTTAGAGTGGTAAACAATGAGTATTAAAGATTTATTCGGCAAGACTTCTCGCAACCTTGAAGATACTGTCCAAGACGTCGAAAGCGTCGCATTTGTAGAAGAAAAGACTAAAGCGGACCAAACCTATCATCCGCAGATCGACTTTTCCGATCCCAAAAACTTCGTATACTATGGTTCAGCAGAACTGTATTATGACGCAGCAATCAGACGTATCTACGAAGACTACCCCTATGATGGTTCAAAAGCAGAACAGATTTCATTTGAACATTCCGCGTCTGCGCTTGAACGCTGGGTGTTCGAGAACAAATATCCAAAAACAACAGGACATGTTGAGCTTGGAACTTCTGCCGACTTGGCTGGACTTTCAGGTGTATACAGAGCAACAACAACTCCGGAATACATCAGAGTATGGGGCGGACTACATACAGATAGTGACGCTACGACTCTCAGCGACCACTTTATTTCTTCCGCACGATATGAAGCAGATAAGAACAGAAATCAAAACTGGAACTGCGACTTCACCAACGGAGCAACCGTTGAATTTTGGATGAAGAAGGATTCCACAACTGCTAATGAAGCCGAGGTGATTCTGGATCTGTGGAATGGAAGTTCCACGACCACCAACTCTAGAATGATTGTTGAATTCGCAGAATTCTCGTCAAAACAATACATAAGATTGAGACTGCTCAAAAATGCAACAACACAAACTAAACTATTTGAACTAACAAGTTTTGCAACCGGAACATGGTTCCACTTTGCCGTTTCTTTAATCGAAGAAGATGGTATCCTCAAGGCTAAGTCCTACGTCGATGGGATTCAAACAGTTTCTACAAACTTTTCTAGCACATATACCTTCGAAGGAAAAATGGATGCCTTCATTGGTGCTATGCAAACTAGTTTTGATGGCTTTGGAGCAACCGCCTCAGGTAAGTTTCAGGGGTACCTCGATGAATTCCGTTTCTGGAAGACGAAACGAACATCGCGACAAATCAAACTCAACTGGCTCGACGTAATTGGCGGTGGGGCAAACACTGACGATGCAACGTCTGATCTTGGAGTTTACTTTAAGTTCAATGAAGGAATAACCGGCACAAGCACAACCGACGCTACAGTATTAGACTACTCAGGTCGACTTGCCAATGGAACGTGGATAGGGTATTCAAGCACAACGAGCGCTCGCTCCACAGACTCCGCAATGAACTTGTCTGGATATACTGAGACACCTTCTCCAATTATTTACTCAACACATCCGAGTGTTTCCTCGCTTGTATCTGAGATGCAAACATCTGGATCTGCTTACGATGCAGATCGAGGCCAAGCATTCTTCCGATCGATGCCCACATGGCTGCAAGAAGAGGACAACGGAAACCTCCGATTGTTCTCTCAGATCCTAGGCTCTTATATGGACACTCTACATGTTCAAATCAAAGAGTTGACCGAACTTAAGACAAAGAGATATCCATTATCAGGTATAAAAACGAACACATTAGCTGCAGACCTGTTGAAAGACAGAGGGTTCATGGTCTCGACCATGTTCGAGAATGACGAAGTCTTTGAAAAGCTAGCGTCAATCAACTTACAAGACAATCAGTTCGAAACTGAACTCCACGAAATCAAGAACATCATCTATACCAACATCTACAACAACCTTGAGAAGATTTACAAGACCAAAGGTACAGAAGGTTCAATTCGAAACCTCATTCGTTGTTACGGTATTGATGACGAACTCATACGACTGAACCTGTACACAGATGGTGGAACACAATACTTCACAGACAAGGCGCGCGAGACATCAGTTAAGAAGAAGTACATCAACTTCAACGATCCAGACCACTTTGATTCAGTAATCTATCAAGTCGCATCCTCAGCAAACCCCAATTCTTACATTGCAGCGTCCGCTGATGCCTCTAGAAACGCTTTTACGATGGAAGCCGACATAGTAGTGCCCTACAAGAAAGAAGTGGGCGAGGCGGGATATTTCGACACCTCATTCATATCTGCATCTGTGATGGGTTTCCACGAAGCTGCTGCGAATCCTGCAGACTTCACTTGGGGAGCTCAAAACTTGTGTGTCTACATTGTTCGAGATTCTGTTGGTTCTCGAAACGCAAAGTTTGTATTGAGAAACGAACTTGGAACCATCAAGCAAGAGTCAGACTTCATTTACGACATCTACGAAAACGAACACTACAACGTTGCCGTAAGAATCAAGCCTCAAACCTACCCGTATGCCGGAGGTGTTACCAACACCGCTCCAAGCTACGATGTGGAGCTTTACGCTGTAACCACAAACTTCGGAGAAGTAGAACAAGAGGTTCTTTTATCTCAGACAATTTCAAATGCCGACGGCCTCGCCTTGATGAACGCATCCAAGCGTGTATACGCTGGCGCACACCTCGTTGACTTCACAGGAGCAACTGCTCGAGAGAAATCAGATATCCAAGTCGGAGGCGTCAGAGTATGGCTTGACTACTTGGAGAACGACGAAATCCTACAACACAACAAGGACGTTTTAAATTATGGTATGCGTTCATCTATTGACGGGTCAAACCTTTACTTGATTGACGACATCCAAATCCCAACTCAAGACCTAACGATCTTAAACTGGGACTTCGACACCGTTACAACATCTGACGGATCCGGAGAGTTTGTTGTCGAAGACATCACATCAGGACACACTGATACGATCTACGGAACCATTGATGATATCATCCGCAGAGAACACAAAGCTAAGGGGGCAAATTTCCCTCTGAACGACGTTTCGGTCTTTGGCTATGAGTTCATCCAAGCTTACAAGAAACAGCTGCCTGAGAGCGCCTACGACGCTCAAAACATATATATCAAGGGGGAGCAAGAGATCAACTTCTCTGATGACGATGATGTGAGTGATAATCTGTTCGTTATGGAGAAATCTCCATCAGCTCTTATATCCGAGGAGATGCTAAAATCTTTCTCAACAACTGTAGAGTTCGCCAACCTCATTGGTCGTCCCGTTGATCGCTATCGAGTGGAATACAAGGATCTCGCAAAAGCTCGCCAACTGTTCTTTGACAAAGTCGAGAGAGATATTGATTTCGATCGGTTCTTCGAGTACTTCAAGTGGATTGACTCAAACATTTCCTCTATGGTCAACCAGTTGATTCCACTGTCGGCAAACTTCGCTGGGGGCATCGTCGATGTTATCGAACCTCACATACTCGAGAGAGACAAGTATCAACGACAAGTTGGTTTGCTAAGTACCGTAACTTCCACTGAAGCCTCAATGAGAGGTGTGCAGGAAATGAAGTACAGCTGGAGAACTGGTCACTCACCATTGTCCGGAGATCAAAACGAAAACTGTTTATGGCAAAAGGAGCGACGTGAAGGCGCAATCATCGATGTCCTCACGAATCAGAATGAGCAATCATCCTCCAATCCTATCAACCTATCCGGTAGCAACGGAGTATATCAAGGAAACACTTATGCGACACGCAGATTCTCGAGACCATATTCTGTATCAGCTGACTTTAATTATTCGATCCATGGTGGAATCAACTACTCTATCAACAAGAATCGTGATGCTCTTACAGACATGATTCCTCCGGGTAACTCATCCGACGGGACTGGGGTTCCCGAAGGTATCGTCACAGTTACTCAGACTGCGACAAATCCAAAGCCTGCATGTATAGATGAAAATAAGCCACCAGAAATTAGTAAATATAAATATGATGGCTACGCCAATATAGGTA